GTCCGTAGGCAGCGACATCATGTGTGAAATGAGTCGGTGCGCCAGCAGTGAAAGCATCTGGGAGTTTGGGCTTAATTAATTCTACATCATATGTGCACCAGAGTTCGCCAATGACAGCTGGGGCTTGCATGCCAACAGTAGCAATTTGGAAATTGCCTAGATCACTGAACCGCAGATCACCAGGGGTTGCTGGCGGAGCAGCTCTGACATACAAGTTGCTGAGAACATTAACGTCCCTGGCGCATTCGACAGGGTGCATCGCACTCACTGAGGGAGGGCAGCTCGTGGAATACACATAATTTTCCATTTCCTGCTTATTAGCAAAGTTGTTATGCAGGACATTGTACTCGGTCGCCATAATGACCGTACCAAGAGCTGTGTTGGTTGAATTTAATGCAGTGGCTGAGGTACTCTTAAATTCAAATATAAGACCGTGTAAACGGTATTCCTCAAACGCCCCTGCAACCGACGCTAGCCACGGAAAAGACGCGCTAACGCCGGGGTTGATGGGGTATGACTGGACAGCAAAGTCAACAGACCCGGTCACATCACCAATATACTCACGGTGTTGGACACGGGTGGCGGCTGTTGTATTGGACAATACTGGTGGGTCAGTGGCGGCAACCAACGTGTTACTCTGGACTCGGTAATCACCAAGCCCAGTGATTTTCGTAAACAGGCTGGCGGCTTTCCCACCCAACCATCCACCAATTTTGGATCCAATATCTTCAGCATATCCGCCCTTCCCTTTAACCGGTTTTCCAGAACGCACTTTCTTAATGATTCCGGCTTTCGGGGTGGCTTTGCTGCCTTTCTTTCCATTTTTCTTTGCCTTTGGCATTTGATGTTTTATGAACGGTGATTCAAACCTAACTAAGGATTTTCATCCTGGATCACCCAAGCTTGACCCAGTGAATCACCGTGACAACACTTACGCGTTGCTATGGAGGAATTTGCACTTGTCTGCCCAAGTGCATTTCCCTGCAGCAAAATGTCGACATATTTTTGCTGGCTTGCGTTCACTGTCCTTCTTCTCAGGTACCTGTATGTCACCCGCAATATCCACCGGGTGTTTCACGGGGGGATGAGCCTTCACTGGCTGGCAGAGCGGGGGTCGGAGGAGGCACGCCGGATCAACACGGCATTCCCTCAACCAACTGTGGAAAAGTCCCTCATCAAAATCGGGCATGTCTGCCCGAATCACATCAAACATCCAATCTTGACGTTCATTGATAAAATTATCTTTAGCCGGATGTTGCGAGTAGTATGACATGAGTTGGCGAGCTATTTCAGGATGAGTGGATGGATTAATGATCAGATCAGCGTATCTCGACACCACTAAGGATGCGAGCTCACCGATGATCGGAGTGTTCCTATCCGTCAGATAATACGAGAAAAGCTTAGTCGCCAGCTTCTGAGAGGGCGTGACATTGGATGGAAGACTGATGGACACGTGCAGCTTCGAGAGCTGCCGCGCAATGTCACACATGTTATTGGCAGAGCCGTACCATACGTCAGGACCGTATTTCCGGCTTAGCATATCCACCCCAAGAGCCCCGCGTAAAACAATTTCAATTTCGAGCTCTTGTCCGAGGGATGAGTATGCTTTCTGTTGTTCGTCTGGGTCGACGTCTCCTTGCAACCCATCATCTCCGCCGAACAACCCCAGTAGATTCCACGCCTGCTCTGGGTTCAGGACAGCTCCATCGAACACTGTCTTCCGTAAGGCCATATATGACCCAAACGCGTTATCGATGGAGTTAAAGTCAGCTGTCTCTGGTGATCCAGACAGCCGAGCATATCCAGTATCATATTTGATACCGAATCCGGTTACAGCCTTGCGTGAGTGTTGGGTGTCCATCAACTTGAGTAAATCACCATGATATGATTCCGCAAAGAATCTCTGCATGATGCATCGTTCCAACATACGTAAGGTTGAACTCACGTGGCCATCCATGCGGCTCAAGTCAGTTTTGGCTACATGGCGCGAGGCCTTCGAACATATGTCCGCCACACGCTGGGAGATCTGTTTAGGAGTCTTCCCAAAAGCATACCATTCCACGCTGCGCAGATACTCTGAAAAGGCGTACGTGAATGTTGAATAGTGTAACTTATTTGTAGTGGGGATGGTGGAGATGATTCGGGGGTCACTCGGTTTCTGGTAGGTCTCTGTTTTCTGGAAGGTAACGACTTTCGCGTTGCTGATGTCATCAGGTAGGTTCTCTACTTGATGTAGCAACATCCGCTGGCTAGGCCGATTTTGACGTTCATAAACTTCCGGAATGTCCACTGGATGTCCCAAATGTTTGATTCCCTCCGGGACAAGGAGAGAAACAAATTCCGTCATACACGCAACAATGAATGGTGTGACCTTGATGTCTGCTGGGGCTTTGACTTCAAGGACCCGTCCACTCACTGCGCGTTCATCATTGGATTTGGCACGCATTGGAACATAAGCCCCATGAACGATGGGGCTCATGAACGCGTGCATGCTCTGTTTTGCATTGGAATCGTATGAAGGCGTGACAAACTGGTAGTGGAAGACTGACTCAGAAGGGGGAAACACAAGGGGTGGAGAGGCCTTAGAGGTTGGATTTTGTCGATGATACTCAGTTAAAACCGCAGCTTGCACTGCATCATCTGACTTAGCCAACGTCTTAACCTGAGCAACAGTCAAAGCGGTGGAGTTAAGACGAGACGTGGTCGAAATAACGTCGTCTAATTCCACAGGGACCGTTGCTGAGACCCAAGTGCCAACACGTGAGGTTGATCTCATCAGACCAGCCGTCGTTTGGACGTCCAGCCTATTAAATCCATTGTCATGAACAACCAAGCGCTCCAGAACACTTCCCTTAACCCAACGTGAGGGGTTCAACAAGGGGGACCAAAAGGAGACAGTTGGCTGCAGCAATATAAGGCAATGGTGGTCATCGAATTTCTTACGAGTGATGGTGTAGACCGTGCATTGGTAACCTAAGATGGTGGAGCAGAGTGCTATGATGATGTCAGAACCATAGTTCCACACCTTATGCTCATACACTGCCCCGCCACTCACAGCATAGTGCACCATGTTATCAGGTAAGAATCGAAACGAATAATCCTCACCACTGTGTGTCACAGCGGTGGGTTGAAAGGTTGCTACAAGGTAGATGTGAGGATACGCCGCCAGCATTCCGGGCATATCGTAGTAATGATCAACATCTACCATGGCAACCACATGGTTGCTGGTCAGGGTTGAGAAGTGGGGGTCAAGGGACAAATCCTTGGCCCAGTGGAAGGTACGGAGACCATCAGAGCGCCGCTTCTGATCGCTTGCGCTTTCCTGCAGTAGATACGGCTCCATCCCTATAGTGTGACAAAAGAGTCGGATGGTGTTGTTCGCATCGTTTCTGCAGCGAGCGGCACTGGCATGGGGATGGTTGCTTCTTTTTGATGACTGTACCGGAGGCAAATTGGCAAATTGTGACCTTAAGTCCCCCATACATCCATACCTGTCCCCGAAAATCCGGATAATGACGTTGAGCCACACCGTCTGGAGCAGGACGTAGACATCGAAGCCAGGAAAATACCGCTTCAACTTCGAAATCACAACTGCTCGCATGGCGACCAACGACGTAGTCACAATACAGATATGAACTAACCACATGTCCCAGGTCCATGTAGATTCCGTGGACCAATAATTGAGACAACACTTCTGCGTGGTGCTCCCTGGTTCGTTGAGTGGCCAAATGTCCATAGTCGACTGCATACGCGCTTGAAGCATACCAATCGAGTTTCCCAAGGCGTGTTCGCTGTTTGAACACGCGTGGTAATTCAAAGGGAATAACTGAACAGACATTGGACCATTCCACAAAAGACTGGCCCACTGGGACCAGCGTAATGGCGTGATTCTCGCACACTCGCTCAGCAATTCCCAATAAAGGTCGAAGGGGAGCTGAGACATCATATTGTTCACAGGATGACTGGAATCGGAAGTGACGGTGACAGTGGTAACAGACCGGAGTTCCTTGTACATCATGCTCAAACTGGTCATGCAAGAGACGGCCAGTGCCAAGACAAATAAAAGCGTCAATGGATGTACATGTCGGGCGAGTGCGGTGATACATGGGGAGCGTCGCCAACCAGGTTTGGGCCTGATGGAGGCGCTCCCGCCCCCGGCGGACATCATGTTCCTGCGAGTGTGGGAAAATCTTCAACGAAGAACTAAACTGCAGCACCAACTTAAAAGACAATGCTGGTGCTGTTGCAACGTTCAAACTTGACACGATGAGACGATCGGGTCAAATCTGTCGCAAACTGCCTGACGTGACTCACACCAGGTGAAC